GAGATGTAGAATCTGTATATTGTTCATAAGTTTTTGTTTGTGCATACATAGCTCCCGTACTTGCAAATTGTGTTCCATAAGTACTTGAAGCTTTTATAACTCCTCCTGTAGCAAATGAACCATAATCAGTATTAGTTACATAGTTTTCTAAATCATCGTTTGATACTAACCCTTTACCAGTAATAACATTTTCAAGTGTTCCTTTACCTATAAATGTAGTATTATTAGCTTCACTATAATTTTCATAAGATAGAGTATAAGCATTAATAAGTCCAGACCCAGAAACAGTAGTACCATAATTGGAACTTGTTCTAATAACTCCTGCTGTAGCATTATTAGCATAATCAGTATTTGTTACAAATTTTGATAAATCTTCTTCTACTTCAATTAATTTACCAGAAATTATTTCTTTTGAACTTCCTGTAAATTGGTCTTCTGTTTCTGAACTTTTAAATGTATTACTAACAATATCATATAATCCATATATATTTTGTTCATTTTTGCATGGTACTCCATTAAAAAGTATTTCGTTATTTTCATTTTTTACTATTAAACTCCATACTTTAAAACCAGGTAAAAGTGCACCATGACCTAAAGTAATACCATTGCTAGATGAGCCTGAACTACCTGTTCTTGTAAAATTTTGCCCATTAATTGTTCCACTTATAACTCTTCCATTTGCAGAAAAAGTAAGGTTTGCTGTTACTCTTTCAGTACATATAATATCAGTATTAGCATTATCTGATGAACCACCTGTACCCCAATAACATGTTGCTCCTTTTGAACCAAAATAACCTCCTGAATTTGTTGTTTTATATATTAAAACACTATTACCAGCAGTTAAAGTAGAATCCATTTGACAATCTATTTCAACATTAACTAATATTTCTGAACCTACACCTAAATCTATTTCTGCTGTTTTTTCAGGTTCATTTTCTAAATATTCTACTTGAGTATAACCACTAGGTAGCACAGGATGCTGTATAGATTTTATATTAATACCATTCCCTGCTGTAAGTTGTTCTTGATAATCACCAGCAGGTTGTAAACCTAAGTCACTACTTGTCTTATTTCCTTTCAATTCTACATTGTTAATTTTAGGTTTATTGGATAAATTATTATAATTAGAAGTTCCACCACCCCCACCAGTAGAATTTATTGTTAATGTATCTCCTTCTTGATCAATAGTTATATTTGAACCTGCCTCAATATTTAATGTATTTACTCCATTTATTTTAGCATCTTTTCCATCAAAACCTGTAAATCCTTGTGGTCCTCTAGGTAGTGTAAAATCTAAATAAATTATATTATCTTTACCTTCTCTTATTTTAACCATAGCTCCACCATATTCAGGTGAAACTTCAATTTTGCCTATTTTAAATATAGGGATTTCAGCATCTTTACCATCCCTACCTGGTAAACCATCTTTACCATCTTTACCTGGCTTACCATCTTTACCTGGCTTACCATCTTTACCTGGCTTACCATCTTTACCTGGCTTACCATCTTTACCTGGCTTACCATCTTTACCATCTTTACCTGGTATTCCCTGTATACCTTGTATACCATCTTTACCATCATGTGCTACAGCTTGTATACCTGTATCTTCACCATCATAATACCAATTATCATTAACTATAGTATATCTAGCAAGATTATTAGAGAGGATATGTAAAGCTTTTTGCATCTTTACATTACCCTCTTTTTCAAAATCTTTTTTTAATTTATTAAGTTCTTTTTCTAAATCTGAATAATTTTCTTTTAAAACTTTAAAAGCTTTTAAAAATCTTTCATTCATAGAACACCTCCTATAATCCTATAGCAGTTAAAGCATCATCAACATTAGTTTCTTGATTCATATTAGCAACACCTTGTTCCATTTGTTGTTGTAATGCTTGTTCTTGATTGTTTACATTATTTATTCTAGCTTGTTGATCTTGAGCATCCATTGTATTCATTAATTGATTTAATTGAGTTTCATATTGCTCATAAGTATCAAATATTTGTTGTACTGTATCAAGGCTACCATCATCATTTAATACATCTATAATTCCTTGTTGCATTAACTCTGCTGGTATTAATGGAGTTCCATTTGGTGTAATAGTTCCACCTATATTCATTATCTGAACTATCATATCAGCTTTCTCATTAAATGCTTCTTCAGACATATCACTAAATCTTTTAAACATCTCATCAAAATTATCAAGTTGTGCAGCTTTTACTAAGTCTGTAACATTAATAACTTTATTTGGATCTTTATATTGATTCTGAGTCTGATATAAATCTTTAAGTAAGCTATATTGTCTATTCTTATCTGATTTACTTCTACTAGCTAATTTAACTGTAAACTCATAATTTATATTTTCTAAATTATCATCTATAAAGAACTCTTGGAAATTGTATTCTCCATTCTTTTGTTTTTGAGTATCTCTTATATATACAGTTTGTTTTTTATAATATCTTGTCATAAACTTAATTATCATACGAGATAATTTCTCAACATACTTCTCAATTTGTTTTATAGGTGCATTATCTATAACTACTGCACGATTGATAGCTGCATTAGTACCTTCAGCTGTTGATCCTGCTGTACCTATATTACCTATATACTGACTAGTTACACCTGCATAAGTTTGTATATTTGTAACAAAACTATTCTTAATATTAATTAATTGTTCATCAACTGCTGGGTATTCCATCTGCTTCATAGCTTTTGAAACATCTCCATTAACTTTCCATACCATACCTAGTGCACTTGAAAGTTTAGCAACCTTGTTTATGTCAAGTCCACTCTCAGCACTAACTAACCATGTAGGTATTGTGTAGTGCATAGCTATATTATTAGCAGCACTTTCAATTAAGTTAGCTACTTTTTGTGGAACTGTAAGCCCTCTAACAAGTGGTATTCCATATGGGCTTTGAGGTTCTGCTTCCCACTGCATTGGTATTATAGGGAACTCATCAAATGGATAGTCCTCATCAGTGTCTATAAGCTTATCATTAATTAAATAATAAACTCTAATAGCAGTTATGCTTACAGGCTCTACAGTTGTTTCTCCTGTTTCATCATCTACAGTTTCCATATCTATTTCTTTTGCATATTTCTCATATACAGTATTTATTACATATAAATGTGAATTACTCTTAGTGTAATCTCTTCCTGTATAGATAGAACCTTCATCATCACCTAATATATCTGTAGGTGTTATATTTTTACTCTTTATTTTATCTATCCATTCAGGTTTATTTCTTTTTATCCAGTTTTTAGTTTTAGTAGATTTAACTACCATGTATTCACAATCATCAATACTATTAGCTCTTGGGTCTAAGTAAACATCACTAGTACTTAAATCTCTTAATACTATAGTACCTTCTCTACGAGTTCCTGTTCCTCCAAAGATTGCTCCTGTATCAAAACTTATTTCAGTATATCCATTGTCTTGAATACATGCATTTTTAATAGCAGCTTCTACTCTGTCATCAGCATTAAGTCTTACCCATTCATTTCTATATAAGTTATTTAATGTGTTAATACTATCAACATCATTAGGACTTAGTGGCTCTAATACACCATAATAACTTTCAGCAAATAAACTTCCTAGTCTTAAGTCTATTGCATTTTTCAAGTGATTTATATCACTCTTTAGTAAAAAAGGGGATTCATCTTTATTTTGTGCCAAATTCCAATGTAATCCCTCATAGTGTGCCATATTATTAATATATTCTTGATCTCTTGTAGATTGTCTAAAATCTACAGCATCTCTTACCATCTGTCTTACTTTCTTTTCAGTTTCTTTTTCTTCATCAAACATTTAAGACACATCCTTTCTATTTAGTTTTGTCTGCTTCCAAAATATCATTTATATAATTTAACTGATATTCAGGAACACCTGCTAGAGAATAATTATTCTCCTTTTTCTTTGGCTCTTCCTTATTCTCTAATAATTCTTGAATCTTCTCTTGATTCTTAATTAGCCATTTTAACTTTTTAAAAAACTTTATCATATACTATAACCTCCTGCATAGCCTTGTTGGCTAGCCAACCTTTCCTCTATATTTTCCATGTTTATTATATCAAGCATTTCATTAAAAGACAATGCTTTCTTTTTATTTTCTTTACTTTGTTCTTCAAAGAACTTCATATAGTTATTGTATGCTAAGTTCTTAGCATCTATATAGTTGTATGGTAGTTCTTGACAGATATATCTCAAACAATCCATTAAGTGATTATCTTTATCTAATGGCTTCTCACCTAAGTTCTTATTCTTGTTTCTCTCTTCTAATGTTGGGTATCTATACTCACAACCTTCTCGTAAAGTGTATGTCAAGTCGTTGAAGAATATTAACATACCATCATACATCATATTCTTAACTCTCTGTATACCATCCTCTATATTATTTACAGCTTCTTTAGTAACTATACCATGTTCTAGCTGCATCTGTTGTTTATATGTCTTACCAGTTGTCTTACTTCTTTTATTAGCTGATGGATCTATTAGTGGTATATGTAGTAGACCTTGTGGTATATCAGCTATCATTTTCTTAAATGCACCAGCTACTTGTGACAATACCTGGTCTGTTTTATAATACTCTCTATAAAAATATGTTACACCTGTTTTAGGATCTCTAGCACCTAATAGTATTGCAGCAGGGTCATTAATCCCTGGATCGTGTGCTATATATCTTTCCCAATTATCAGGTATAGGGAACGGTTCACATGTATGTGACATAATAGTAGGATACACAGCTCCTTGTGCATACTCTATAATACAATCTACATAAAGTCTTACTTCCTCAGGTTTTAGTGAATTAATAACAGATTGCACAAAACCTGGTGGTAAGTACGGATTATCTCTTGAGCTAGATAGAAATGCAGCCAAGTCAGGGTTCTTATTAGTAACTCTCTGGTGATACATCTCTACTGTTTTCTCTATGGACTTACTACCTTCTATATGATCAGCTGTAAATAGTAAATCTCTTATGAATCCTTGTGCTGGGTTTGAACATATTACTCCTACAAAGTGTGATACACCATTAATAATACCATGTACATTTCTTAATCTTCGTACACACTCCTGGTATACCTTAGGTGATATACCTGATGCTTCCTCTAAGTAAAATGCAGTGATGTTCATACTACGGAACTTCTCTTCATCATCACTGGCAAATCCTGTAATCTTATGCCCATTGTTAAGTATTATCTCAATCTCAGCCTTAGTATCCGTCCATTTTTCTACAAATTTCCTAGGTAAATACTCATCAAATATAGGCATGATGGCTTTACTAAGCTGCTTTAATGTTTGAGCTAAAATAATAGTCTGCCCATAAGGAACAGACAATGCATGATTAATTATCTCCATTACACCTGAGTTAGACTTAGCACTTCCCATTCCACCTATCTGTAGTTTAATCTTGTGCTTGTCCTTGTGCATGGCTAGCTGGTGTGGTAGTGGTATATAGTGTATGTAGGCAGCATCACACATATCACAATACCCATATTTATGAGCCCCTGTTTTATTAATAGTAATACTCCCTACCCCACAGTACGGACACTTATATACTACTTCAG